TATACGTCCAAGAAACTATAATGAAAAATGGAAAGGTGAAGTAGACATAGAACTAGTAGCATCTACAGAATCTGTACTGCCACCTAAAGTACAGGCACAGATGCTTAACATTGCTACTATGATGTCAGCTTTTCTTGATATAGCTGCAGAGTATCCTGACGTATATGACTTAGTAGAAGACCACCGTAATTACTTAATGAACATGGAACTCGAAGAAGAAAAACCTCTTGAAGTTATACGAGATGGTAATGTATATACGCTTAGTAAATGGACAAAAACGAAAGGTAACGCATGAAGATAGATCCTAAGCTTACAACAATTACACTTGATGACACAAGTGAAACAACACTTGATATAGACCCAGTAAATAAACCTATACATTATAACCAAGCAGGTATAGAATGCATTGAAGCAATAGAAGCAATGACAGAAAACATGTCAGGACACACAGCACCACATGCAGCTAATGTACTAAAGTATTTGTGGAGACATGAATACAAGAATGGTTTGGAAGATATTAATAAAGCTATTTGGTATCTTAATAGATTAAAGAAACGTTATATGGAGACACATAAATGATAACACAAGATGACATAGATGCTTTTATGCCACCCAAACCACACGATAAAGTGAGTGACTTTATTAGAGCATTCAAAGGCTCACTTGATCCTAGACTATGGATTAAACTTATTGATGAAGAGTTGAATGAGTTGATGGCTGAAAAGTACGGCACAGTAGAACACCTGAAAGAACTCTGTGATTTACTGTACGTATCTACTGGCTTGGCTATAGTAGCACCTGGACACATGGGGGTTCTTATGCCTGAAGAAGAGCGTGTTACTGCTTTTGAACAGCAAAAGAAAGTAAGTCGTATGCTTGATAGTGGACTAGAGCATTACGGTGAAGATACATTCATGGAAGCATTTGCAAGAGTGCATGATAGTAATATGTCAAAGCTAGATAGTAATGGCAAACCTATCATTCGTGAAGATGGTAAAGTTATGAAGGGGCCAAACTATAAGAAGCCTGACTTAACTGACCTACTGGAAAAGGCTGCATGAAGTTTGTTATTAACATGACATTAGATATAGACGAGGAGGATAATATTCTTCCTGTCTCCGAAGAGATGTACGAGGATGTAGTAAAAGAATTAATCCAGTACATAATTTATGATATAGATGGTGCAGAAATAAAAAGATTAGAGGTGAAACAGAAGACATGAATAATTACTTACAAACAGACTATCAAAACTTTATACACAAATCACGTTATGCTAAGTACGAAGACGGAAAAGGCAGAGAGTCTTGGCCTGAAACAGTAGGACGTTTTGTTGACAATATTATCAGAACTAAAGTAGATAAAGAAACAGCAAACGCATTAGAAGAAGCTATACTATCAGGGCAACTAGTGGGAAGTATGAGAGCCTTAATGACTGCAGGTCCAGCAGCAGAACGTGATAATACTTGTATGTATAACTGTAGTAACCTAGCCGTAGATGACCCAAAAGCCTTTGATGAACTGATGTTCATTCTCCTCTGTGGTACTGGAGCTGGGTTCAGTGTCGAGAGACAGTTCATTAACAAGCTTCCCGAAGTCCCTGAACTCTTCGAGAGTGATACTACCATTGTGGTAAAGGACAGCAAGGAAGGCTGGGCTAAGGCGTTCAGGCAATTGTTGGCTCTTCTATGGGCAGGTGAGATTCCTCAGTGGGATGTTAGCAGAGTTCGCCCTGCAGGTGCAAGACTAAAAACGTTTGGCGGTAGGGCTAGTGGACCTGCGCCTCTTGTTGAGTTGTTTAACTTTACAGTTAAGACATTCAAAGGTGCACAAGGGCGTAAGCTATCTAGCATAGAGTGCCATGACCTAATGTGTTTTGTTGGTCAGATAGTTGTAGTCGGTGGCGTTAGACGTAGTGCTATGATTAGTCTGTCAAACTTGAGTGATGATCGTATGCGTCATGCTAAGTCAGGACAGTGGTGGAATGAAGCTGCACACAGAGCGTTAGCTAATAACTCAGTATGCTACACTGAAAAGCCTGACATGGAAACATTTATGCGTGAGTGGTTAGCATTGGTGGAAAGCAAGTCAGGAGAGAGAGGTATATTTAATCGTGAAGCATCGAAGAAACAAGCTGCGAAGTTTGGAAGACGTGATCCTGACCATGAGTTTGGGACTAATCCGTGTAGTGAAATCATTCTACGACCAAATCAGTTTTGTAATCTTACTGAAGTGGTGGTTAGGGCTACGGATACTGTGGATGACCTGGAAAGAAAAGTGGAACTCGCTACTATTCTTGGTACAATACAAGCCACATACACCAAGTTTCCATACTTGCGGAAGGTGTGGACAACGAATACGGAAGAGGAGCGTCTGTTGGGTGTGTCACTCACAGGGATAATGGACAACCCTCTTATGACATCAGCAAACAAAGGATTGGAGAAAACTCTTGAACATTTACGAGAAGTTGCTGTTCGTACTAATACTACTTGGGCTGACCGCCTTGGCATTCCAACAAGTGCAGCAATCACCTGTGTCAAACCAAGCGGAACAGTATCACAATTAGTTGATTCAGCATCGGGTATACATGCAAGACATGCCCCTTATTATATCAGGACAGTTCGTGGCGATAATAAAGATCCACTAACACAAATGATGATAGATCAAGGTGTGCCTAATGAGCCTTGCGTTATGAAGCCAGAAACAACTACTGTGTTTAGCTTCCCACAGAAGTCACCAGATAAAGCTGTAACTCGAAACGATATGACAGCCATTGAACAACTGGAGATGTGGCTAACCTATCAGAGACATTGGTGCGAACACAAGCCAAGCATAACTTGCACTGTGAAGCCTGATGAATGGATGGAAGTAGGTGCATTTGTTTATAAACACTTTGATGAGATGAGTGGTGTATCATTTTTGCCACACTCAGATCATACTTATCAGCAAGCACCATATCAGGATTGCACTAAAGAAGAGTACGAAGAGTTGTTAGCTAGTATGCCAAAGAATATTGATTGGTCAAAGCTTAATGAGTATGAACAAGAAGATAATACGATTGGTATGCAGACAATGGCTTGCTCTGGCGATAGCTGTGAAATAGTGGATCTAGTATAATGTATGTTCTAGTACTCATATTTACTATCGGAAGTCAGTTTGTTAACGTTAAGGCAGTCAACCACATATATCCTACAATGGATGCGTGTAAAAGTGGTGCAGTATACATTCGTAGTGAGCTTTTGAGTACTAGACCAACGCCTGACTCAAATGTTTATGCTTATTGTACAGAGATACCAGTAGAGGTGTAATGCAACTAGAGCTATTCAATGAAGAGGACGTTACAAAAAAGCTAGAAGAAGGTGAAGAGTTATTTTATTGTAAAGCATGTGATAAACATTTACAAAGTCATTTCTTTTACTCTTCGTCGTTAGCTCTTATGAATCCAGAAGTAGGGCAAAGACAAGGTGCAGGTGCTGCTATTCATTGTAAGTCATGCAAGAGTAAGTACGGTAAAGGTCTTAATGAAGCAAAACGTAATGCACCTAAAAAACCTATATCTTCTACGCCTTGCGATTGTTGTAATACTTTAGTGGAACCTAGTGATTTACATTTAGATCACGATCATGCTACACTAAAATTTAGGGGGTGGCTATGTCGTAACTGTAATGTAGGCATAGGACAATTAGGAGACAATATAGAAGGACTAGAGAAAGCACTAGTATATTTAAAAAACCATTACGTAAAGGAACAGGAATGAGCCTAGAAAAAGAAGCGAAAGACTTTGTAGCTAGGAGGCAGGAACACTTTGAAGAAACTATGCAGAAAAAGATAGAGACATTAGATAAGTTTTTAACTGATAATCTTTATCATACTAGTGAAACTAGAGAAGCCATAAAGCATTTGATAGCAGTACAGATGTGGGCTAATCGTAGTTCAAGACTTAATGGTGTAAAAAAATAAGGCCGCTGTTGCGGCCCTGTTTGTTATTGCGTTATGTATCCTGGCTTTAAGTAATCATCCAAGTAATCTACGTAGTCCATAAAGAACTTCAACTCTTTGTATGTCATGTCGGATATACTCCCCTCAAATCCATACCTTGTTCTCATAGCTTTCATAGCTTTACTTCTTGTTTGCTTACTGCCTACCATGTTTGCTTTTCTACGAAGAGCTAGTAGCTGTACTTTCCCAGGCGCATAATCATTTGTGTATTCACGTACTTTAGTTTTTACTTGTCTTAAAGTATCTCGTA